TTGGCGAATAGTGCTATAATCCACGGAACGCTGCGGGGCAGCATAAAAATGTACGGGGTACAGCATGGGTTTACAATACGCAGTCGATGATCTCGCCGATCTCGACGAGGCAGTTCAATCTTTATACGAACAGGACGGTGATCGCTATATCTTGAAAGTCGAAGGAATCCCGGAACCAGAGGATACCAGTGGACTCAAAACCAAAGTTCAGCAGTTGATGGACGAGGCGAAAGATGCGAAGCGACGCGCCAAAGAATTAGAGTCGCAGAAACAGCAGCAAGAAATGGACACCGCTCAAGAAAAGGGCGAATTCAAGAATCTCTGGGAACAGGCTCAAGCGAAGCTAGCAGAGAAAGACGCAGAGCTGCAAGAGTTCACGACAAAGATACAACAGAAAGACATTAACATCGCCGCTCGCGGTATTGGCTCGCAACTAGCGAAGTCAGACGCCAAACGAGCGGAAGTATTAGCCGACTATGCAAGCAAGTATGCTCGGCACGACGGTGAGAAGGTTCAATTTTTAGTGGGCGGGATGGAAGTAGACCCATCCGCTCTGATGGATCATCTCTCGAAGGAATATCCGTTTTTGGTTGACGGCTCATCGGCCACCGGGGGTGGTGCGACGAGTTCTGCAAGTAGCGGGGCTACGAAATCACTTAATCGAGCCGACTTTGATAAGATGGCGGCATCCAAGAAGATGCAGTTCGTCAAAGACGGCGGCATCATTTCAGACTAAGACTAAATAGGTAAATAAATCATGGCTAACACTTTAACAAATCTAACTCCAGACCTATACGAGGCGCTTGATACCGTTTCGCGTGAACTGGTCGGTATGATCCCAGCGGTAACACTCGATGCTAACGCAGAACGTGCTGCTAAAGGTCAAACAATCCGCAGCGCAGTAGCTCCTAGCTCATCTGCTGCTGATATCACTCCAGCTCAGAAAGCGCCCGACACTGGCGATCAAGTCATCACCAATAAAACTTTGAGCATTTCAAAGTCTCGCGGTGTGGCTATTCGTTACAACGGTGAAGAGCAGCGCGGTCTAAATACTGGCCCTGGATACAACAGCATTCTTCAGAATCAATTCGCCCAGGCGATGCGTACTCTGACCAATGAAGTTGAATCTGATCTCACAGCTCTATATTCATCTGCTTCTAACGCATACGGAACTCCTGGCACTACGCCTTTTGGCACTGCTGGTGATTTCAGCGATGCGTCTTTTGCTCTCAAGCTGCTAAAAGATAATGGTTCGCCATTAACCGGTAATCAGCTAATTGTAAGCTCTGCTGCTGGCGCTTCTATGCTTGGTCTGCAAAGCAGAACAGATGTGCAAGGCAACGATTCAATGCTGCGTCAAGGCGTTATGCTTTCGACTGCTGGCATGGATATCCGCGAATCTGCACAGATCAACGCGCACACTAAAGGCACTGGCGCAAGCTACATCACAGACGGCACTTACGCAGTAGGCGCAACTGCTATCACTATCGATGGCGGCACTGGTACAGTTCTCGCTGGCGACGTGGTGACTTTTGCTGGTGACGCGAACAAGTACGTCGTTGAAACTGCTCTCAGTGGCGGCGTCGTAACTCTCGCAGCTCCTGGCTTGAAAGCATCTCTCGCTGATGGCGTAGCAATGACAGTTGGCAATGCTTACGCTGCCAATATGGCGTTCAACCGCGACGCGATCGTTCTCGTAACACGCGCTCCGGCCCGTCCAGTTGAAGGCGATCTTGCTGAGGATGTAATGCTTATGACTGATCCTCGCTCCGGTATCACTTTCGAAGTCTCGATGTACAAAGAGTACAGACAGGTTCACTTCGAAGTAGCACTCGCTTGGGGCGTCGCAGCCATCAAGCCAGAGCATATCGGCATCTTGCTAGGCTAAAAGTGATCGCGGGGCGTCTTCGGGCGCTCCGCATCATTAACGGAGGACAATATGGCAGCAATCCCAACAGTACAAATCGACCGGGATGGTCAAAAGGTTATTATTAACGAATCCGATTTCGATTCAAAGACAATGACGCTATTCGGTGAAAAGCCAGCGGCCAAGCCGAAGGCAGCGCCGAAAAAGACTCGCAAGGCTAAAGCGGAGAGCTAAATGGCTACCATTATCGTCGAAGACGGCTCAATAGTCGCTAACGCGAACAGCTACGTCACTACTGCCGAGTTCACTCAGTATTGCGCGGATCGCAACATCACGATCTCTGGCACTTACGGTGATGAATCGGAATTGCTTATACTGGCGATGGACTACTTCGAGCAGCAGCCGTTTCGTGGCATTAAGTTCATCGAGACTCAGCCGCTCCAGTTTCCACGTTCTGATTTGTGGATCGACGGGTATCTTTCGAATTCCAGCCAGATACCGCAATTAGTTAAAGATGCACAGATCACTATCGCCATATCTATTATGGCTGGCAACGATCCGCTATCAACCGTGGATCGAGCAGTTAAGCGCGAGAAAGTAGATGTAATTGAAGTCGAGTATATGGATAACGCTTCTATCTCTACCGTTATTCGCAGCATCGGCAACGCAATGCGTAAGCTGGTCACATCTAGCACTGGCGGCAACAATATCCGAACTATTCGAGGCTGACATGGCGATAAATTACACATCGCTCCAGGGTACAGCGACTCGATTGTTGAAAGACAATGGGCAGGTGGTTCAGTTCGCATATAAGACCGGGGAAATCATCGATCCGGCTACCGGGCAGGTCACAACGCCAGCTACCAACAATACGATCGACGCATTTGCTATTGTTCGTCGTTATGATAACGAAGAAGTGAACGGCTCTACGGTTCTCGCTTCCGATCTGCTGCTGATAATTAACAATATCGCAACTGAGCCGGATGTGGCCTGGACTGTAACAGTCGATTCAAAGATTTGGCGAGTTATGAGCGTTAGAACTCTAAGCCCGGCAGGGACTAACATTGTCTACTATGTGCAGATCAGAATATGAGCGCGGCAGAGAAGGATATCAACACGGCTTTATCGGTACGTTTGGCAGAATTCCAGACAGCCGGAAATCCGCCTATCGCTTATGAGAACGCGGCATTCACGCCAGTTGACGGCGTACTGTATCTGCTAGAGACTTTCATTCCGAACATTAAAGATCAGCTCGGACTCGGCCATTCAAGCGCCGATGATTATGAAGGTTTGTATCAGATAACGGTAAATGACTCACGAAGTAATAGAAGATTCACAGCGCAGGAACAGGCGCGGCTACTTATGCTGCATTTCCCACGGGGCGCAGAATATACTTTCAACAGCGTAAAAGTTAAAATCACCAGCGCAAGAGTCTCGCAGGGTGTCACCGAAGAGGGCTGGTATTCTGTCCCGGTGACTATCGAGTGGCGGGCAATAGTATGACTTGGGAATCTGACTGGAAAAAGATAGAGTCTAAAATCGACCGAACTCTCGACCAGGGAATTCGGGCGACTATTCTTGAATTAAGCACGGCAATAATTAAAGACACTCCGGCAAAAACCGGACGTGCTAGAGGCAACTGGCAAGCATCCATCGGTCGCGGGGCGACTGGGGAGGTTTCCGTGGTAAACAAGAGAGCTGGCGAAGCCAAAGCAATTTCAAATGTCAACCAAAAGGCAAGCGTGGCGGTCGGTGATCTTTATTATTTAACAAATAATGTTCCGTATATTGAACGTCTGGAGTATGGCTGGTCAAAGCAAGCTCCTGGCGGGATGGTTCGGAAGAATATGCAGAATTTTAACCGTTTGCTGGCTAAGAATATTAGAGCAGCAAGCAACTAAAGAGGATTTAACATGGCTATTCAAACATCTGCGGGCACTACTCTGAGTCTCGTCTCAGGGCTTCCCGCAACATACGACCAAGCAGGTTTCGAGGCTCTAACATACGCCACGGTTGGCGAGATTACCGAGATTCCAGCATTTGGCTCAGTTTATAACTTAATCACTCACTCGCCTCTCGGTGAGCGCAGAGTGGTCAAGCGTAAAGGTTCTATCAACGACGGAACTCTGACACTGTCATTCGCTGCCGACGCTGCGGATGCTGGTCAAATTGCTGCGAAAGCTGCTGCCGCGACAGATACAGAGGTTTCTGTCAAAATCACATATCCGGACGGTGAGGACGATTATTTTACCGGCTTGATCATGAGCTACCAGGTAAACGCGGGTGGCGTGGACAGCATCAAGTCAGACAATATTGTACTAGAACTGACAAATGCACCAGTAAACGTAGCAGCTTAGTAGCTGCTTAATAAAACGAACATTCGGGGCGTGACTTATGGATTTAGCAAGCATTGACTTACAGGCAGCAGCGGATGAGGGTGTCGAAGTAAGACTCCAGCATCCGGCCAGCGGTGAGTATCTAGTAGACGATGAGGGCGAGCATTTAGTGATTACAGTTCTCGGCAAAGATTCGCAGACGTGGCAGAACGCCGCCAAGCGAGTTAATACCAGGAACGCCAATCGCTACAAGGATAGAAAGATTCCGAATGCGGCTCTCGAAGCAGCTCTCTACGAAATATTGGCCGAAAGCACGATCAAATGGAGCAAGAATATTGAGTTCGACGGCGCTGCACTAAAATGCAACAAAGAGAACGCTAATATGCTCTATGAGAAGCGCAACTGGATAGCTGAACAGTTAATGGAAGCGGCAGGAGACCGAGCTAGTTATTTTTTGAAATAACGGGGCTGCTGGGCAAATACGTCCAGCAGTGGGCCTGGCTCTCGACCCGCGCTAAAGACAAAGAACGATCACGCATCGAAATGATCGATAGTAATGAAATAGCCGGACGGTTCCCAGATGTGGAGCCGTTCGGCTATATCATAGAGATACTTACCAGAATTGGAGTCGCACTCAATAGCGGCAACGGGGTTCATGGGCTGACTTGGCAAGAGATTGATGCTTTTGTGGCGAGAACACATTTGCATCTCACTGGATGGGAAGCTGAAACGATTAAGCGACTATCTGCTCTCTACGCCAGCAGCGTGTTAAAATACGATAATCAGGACGTTAAATCGCCCTATCGCACCGAAGAAGAACAAAAAGACATCGCCACAGGCATGAAGTCGGTTCTTCGAGGCATCGTAATA